CAGGACCTATACTTGATTTTTATAGGAATAGTTCTTCTGCTGCTGATGCTGACTATATGGGACAGATAAAGTTCCAAGGTGAGAATGATGCAGATCAGAAGATAGTATATGCTAAGATAACAGCTAAAATACAAGATGCATCAGATGGGACTGAAGATGGTCTTCTCGAATTTGCTAACAAGAAAGCAGGTTCAAATGTCATCACAGCAAGACTAAGAAGTGATAGTTTACAATTATTAAATGGCACTGGACTGACTGTTGCAGGAGATTCTACATTTACTGGTAAAGTTTTTGCAAATCATGGTGTTCAAGGTAATATAAACTCAACTGGAATATCAACAATATCAGGATTTACTTTTCCGTCAACCGACGGGACGGAAGATCAAGCACTTGTTACAGACGGATCAGGTTCGCTCTCATTCAAAACACTATCAGGTGGTAGTGCTTCATCAGGTGCCGGTACTACTATAAGTACAGGTGTTACTACAGCAACACAAGGACAGACATCCTTTACTGCACCTAATGTATTTGATGATGGTGAGCAGGCAACAGCATTTTCTACACAAGTATTTCTAAATGGTGTAAAACAGAGACTAGGTGCATCTAATGATTATCAATTATCAGCACCTCAGACTGTAACCTTCACATCTGGAGTCAACGTCGGAGATGATGTTACTATCGTTGTATACTTTGGGCATACATTAGAAGAAGAATTCTTTACAGCAACACAAGGTCAACAAGACTTTACCCTAGCAGGTAATCTAGCAGCATCAAAAAATTATAAAGTATTTTTGAATGGAGTCAGACTTAGAAATACTGTAGACTATACAGCTAGTGCTGCAGTTGTTCTAAATCAAGGATCTAATTCAGGAGATCAAATAGATATTGTTTCTGATCAGGCAGAGGATAGATTGACTTCATCATTTGACGGTCAAACTAACTTTGCACCATCAGATTCAAATACAACGGCAGATAACATGCAAGTCTATCTAAATGGTATCTTACTAAGAGAAACTGAAGACTGGTCAATTGGAAGTCCCTCTGTCAACATCATAGATGCAGACGGTCTTACTGCCGGTGATCATTTGGATGTTGTCGTAAGGCGATCATAAATAACTAAAAAGTAATAATATGTCAGGACACCCAGTTCGTCGCGACCATCTAACCACTGAAGAAGTTGATGAAGGAATGCTCAACTATAGGGAAGAATTTATTCTCTATGGGTTGAGGAAATTAGGTCATCCCGTTGTGGAAGTTAATATTGCAGATGAGCAGATAGAAGAATGTATAATGGACACCACATCATACTTCCAGAACAGACATATGGATGGTGTTGAATTGATGTATCTAAAACACAAGATTGATGATAATTTTGTGAAAAGAGTTGGTGGTAGGGGAGATGATAATACAGTTGGTATTGTTACAACAACAGCGAGAGGAACTAATATTGCAGGTATTGGAACTAATGTAGTTTCTAGTTTTGAAGAAGATCAGAACTTTATCATGATGCCTGATGCTGTTATAGGTGTAGAAAAAATATGGAAGTTAGACAATAGAGCAATCAGCACTAACATGTTTAGTGTCAACTACCAGTTATTCTTGAATGAGATCTACTATTTCAGTAGCACTGAGGTATTGAATTACTCTATGACAAAGAGATATCTAGAGGATCTTGATTTTATATTACATCCTGACAAACAGATTAGATTTAATAGAAGAAATAATAAATTATATCTTGATACAGATGCAGGAAGTCTAAAGGAAGATGACTATCTAATCATTCAATGCTATAGAGCAATAAATCCCGGTGATGTTGGTAATAGAATATTTGGTGACGTATTCTTTAGAAGATACTTTGTTGCTTTGATGAAGATGCAGTGGGGACAGAACCTCATGAAGTTTCAAGGTGTCAAAATGCCGGGTGGTATGGAACTGAATGGTAGACAGATATACGAAGATGGGCAGGCAGAACTAGATAAGTTGGAGTCTCGTATGAATATGGATTACGAATTACCTCCACTTGATTTCATTGGATAATGGCACTCAATAATTATTTTAGAGCAACAGGAGCGAGGAATGAGCAGGATCTTGCTCAGTCCTTAGTGGATGAACATATCAAAATGCATGGCATTGAATTCGTTTATATGCCACGTTCTTTTGTGAATACAAAAACTGTGATGAGGGAAGTCAGTTCATCAAAGTTTGAAAAATCATTTCCTCTTGAAGGGTATATTGAAAACTACGAAGGTTTTGGAGATCAATATAATTTACTAACAAAATTTGGAGTAAGATCTACAGCAGAGATGCAGATCACTATTTCTCAAGCAAGATTTGGTGAATTGATTACTCCTGTATTACAAAGAGAAGGTGGACTTGGAATATCTACACCAGTAAGACCTTTAGAGGGAGATCTAATATATTTTCCACTTGGAGATATATTATTTGAAATCAAACATGTAAAACATACTGCACCTACATTTTATGCTTTAGGTAAAAACTATTGCTATGTTTTAGAGTGTGAGATGTTTGAACTTGGTGATGAGAAAATTGAAACAGGTATTGGAGAGATCGACAATGATTTTGCCACACTTGGATACAATGTCACAATGTCATTATCAGGTGTTGGTACAACTGCAACAGCACAAACATCATTGGTAAATGGTGGTATTCATAAGATCAAGATATTCAATGAGGGTACAGGATTTACACAAGATCCTACAGTTCTTATATCTAAACCTAATGGCACTGGTAGAAGAGCAACAGCAGTTGCTATTACCACTGCAAATTCACAAGGATCTAGATCACTACAAGAGTTTAGACTTACAGATCCCGGATATGGATATACCACTGCCCCAAGTATTTCAATCACACCTGTGGATGGTCAAGGTGGTGGAGTATCAATAGGAGTTGGTATTGCAACAGTAGGAGCAGTTGGAATTATTACAGTTACAGCGAAAGGATCTGACTATGTTGTTCCTCCTACAATTACATTTACAGCAGCACCTTCAGGTGGTGTAACTGCTATAGGAACTGCAATACTTGTGGACGGTCAGGTAGATAGAATTATCACAACAAATGCAGGATATGGTTACACACTAACACCTACTGTTACCGTTGGTGCAGCAGGCACAGTTGGAGTAGGAACATTCAAATATGGTATGGTTCTAACTGGTAAGGCATCTTCAACAACTGCATACGCTACAAGTTGGGATGCTACTACAGGTACACTTACTGCTAAAGATCTTACAGGTAAGTTCTCAGTTGGTGAATTGATTGTGGGCACAGCGAAGACAACAGGTGAGACTATTGCATACCGTCTAAATAGCATCGACTACAATGATGATGAGACAAATCTCGATTCATATGGAGACAATGTTAGCTTGCAATCAGAAGGTGATGCTATCCTTGACTTCACAGAGAAAAACCCATTTGGTGAAGCGTAATGTTTGGAAAGTATTTTTACAATGAGACAATAAGAAAGACTGTAATTGCTTTCGGAACTCTCTTCAATGATATCACAGTAAAGCATACTAATGATGCCACAGATGCAGTAATATCAACAATCAAGGTTCCTATTGCATATGGACCTATGCAGAAGTTCTTGGCGAGAATAGAACAGCAACCAAACTTTAACAAGAATGTAGCAATAACTTTACCTCGATTATCATTTGAAATAATATCATATCAATACGATACTACAAGAAAGATAGCACCTATAACTAAGTTTTGTTTAGTGCCAGATTCTAGTAAAAATAAAATTAAGAAAATCTTTATGCCTGTCCCCTACAACATAGGATTCAGACTTAGTTTTGCAACAAAATTGCAAGATGACGCTTTGCAGATCTTAGAGCAAATATTACCATTCTTTCAACCATCATATAATGTCACTCTAAACATGATAGATGGTCATGATGAAAAACGTGACATTCCGTTTACATTGAATGATATAGATTTCCAAGATGAGTATGAGGATAATTTTAGCACCAGAAGAGCAATTATATACAACTTAGATTTTACAGCAAAGACATACTTCTATAATGAGATTCCTACAGACGAGACTGGTGGTATCATCAAGAAAGTTCAGATCGATTACTCATCTTCTATTAGAGCACCAAGAGAGGTCAGATACGTTGTCACACCTACTGCTACGAAAGATTACAATCAAGACTCAACCCTCTCTCTTGCTGCAACATTAGAAGTTGGTAAGACACTAATGAATGTGACAAGTGGAGCAAGTTTAGTTGTAGGACAATACATTCAAATTAACAATGAAGTTATGAGAGTTGAGGAGAAAGATAATACCTCAATCATAGTTGCAAGAGGTCAATATAGAACTAAAGAAACGAAGCATAGTAACGGTGATGTTATAAATCTTATTAACGCTGCTGATCATGCATTGATCGAAGTCGGTGATGATTTTGGATTCAATAGTGATATTGACTTCTTCCAAGATTCTAAATTCTTTAGTCCTAGTCAGGGCACTGACCAATAATGGAAAACTTTGATGAGT